ATAAGTGCGAAAATGTCATAATGACAGCAGATGGCGGCTCTTCTAGCTATCGAAGGGACATCCTGCCTGACTACAAGCAGAATAGAAAAGATAAGTATGCAACTCAAACGGAAGAAGAAAAAATTGCGTTTGAAGAGTTTTTCGAAGAGTATCAGGCAACACTAGAACTGATGGAGGAGTCGTTTCCCTTACTTCGTTTTGAAGGAGTAGAGGCAGACGATATTGCTGCACATCTAGTAAAGTACAAAGATAAGTACGGTCTTGGTAGTATTTGGCTAATATCAAGCGACAGAGACTGGGATCTACTCATACAAGAGGGTGTGAGCAGATTCTCTTATGTCAACAGAAAAGAAGTAAAAATAGAAAACTGGCACGACCATTATGAAGTGACACCTGAGCAATATATCTCGCTAAAATGCCTCACAGGAGATAAAGGAGATAATGTTCCAGGAATCACAGGTATTGGGCCAAAGAGGGCAGCTAGTCTTATAACAGAGTATGGCGATGCTTTGACTATCTACGATTCTTTACCATTACCCAGTAAGTATAAGCACATTCAAGAACTCAATGCAAGCGGAGAAAGAATACTCCAAAACTACGAGTTGATGGATCTGATATCTTACTGCGATGATGCTATAGGAGCAAGCAATATAGCGGGAATAGAGGAGAAAATTGCGTGTTAATTGATTACAAAAGAGATAACTATCTGTCAGAGTTTAGCCATAAAACTCTACAGGATAGATATTTAGTAGACGGAGAAAAGTCTCCGCAGGATGCGTTTGCACGGGCAGCAAGAGCATTTTCAGACAACGATGCCCATGCACAAAGGCTGTATGATTATGCTAGTAAACTTTGGTTTATGTTTTCTACTCCTATACTTTCTAATGGTGGAACAGCCCGTGGGTTGCCTATTAGCTGCTTTCTTAATTATATTGAGGACAGTCGAACGGGGCTCACGGGACACTACACTGAAAACGCTTTTCTTTCTAGTGTGGGCGGTGGCGTTGGTGGGTCTTGGTCAGATGTACGTTCTGTAGGATCTAAAACTTCAAACGGCTCTGAAAGCACAGGAGTCATTCCATTCATGAAAGTTGTGGACGCAGAGATGTTGGCGTTTTCACAGGGAGTAACAAGGAGAGGCAGCTATGCCGCATATTTGGACATATCTCACCCAGAAATTGAAGAGTTTTTGGATGTACGTAAACCTACAGGCGGTGATATTAACAGAAAGTCTGTTAATCTTCATCATGGTGTTGTTATTAGCGACAAGTTTATGGAGCTAATCGAAGGAGCTACCAGAGAAGGGGGTTTCGATGATTCTTGGGATTTGATAGATCCACACACAAAAGAAGCAATAAAAACAGTTTCTGCAAAAACTCTGTGGGTAAAGTTGATACAGAATCGTGTTGAGACTGGAGAGCCTTACATAATGTTTGGTGACACAGTAAATGCGGCTCTCCCAGAGTTTCAGAAAGAAATGGGACTCTCAGTGCATCACTCAAACTTATGTTCTGAGATCACACTTCCTACAAATGAAGGAAGAACAGCAGTATGCTGTTTGTCAAGTGTAAACTTGGAAGAGTTTGACGAGTGGAAAAACAATAAAGATTTCATACCTGATTTGATACGTATGCTAGATAATGTGATAAGTTACTTTGTCAGTCATGCGCCTGCACAGCTTGAAAAAGCAAAAACAAGTGCAGAGCAAGAGAGAAGTCTCGGATTGGGTGCAATGGGCTTTCACGCCTATTTACAAAGAAAGAACGTTCCGTTTGAAAGCCCTATGGCTATCGGAGCGAATAAAATGATGTTTGAACACATCAAGAAGGAGGCAAAAAATGCGAGCAATCAGCTTTGTGTGGAGCGCGGCCCTTGTCATGACGGATATCATGCTGGTGTGCGTAATGCTCATCTTCTGGCTGTGGCTCCTAATGCTAGCAGCAGTATTATCTGTGGGAATACTTCTCCCAGTATTGAGCCTTATAGGGCTAACGCGTTTACGCAAAAAACTAAGTCTGGATCTTCCTTATTGAAGAATGAGTATTTAGAGCACGTTCTTCAAGAGTTAGACCAAGATACTGATGAGGTTTGGAAAAGTATCATAACAAACAACGGATCAGTACAACATCTAGATTTCCTAGATGATTGGACAAAAGACGTATTTAAGACTGCCGTAGAGATAGACCAAAGGTATATCATTGAGATGGCAGCAGATAGGCAGAAAGAAATTTGTCAAAGTCAGTCTTTGAATGTATTCTTTCCAGCGAATGTGTCAAAACAAGAGCTACACGCTATACACATGATGGCATGGAAGAAGAAAGTAAAGACTCTATACTATCTAAGAAGTGAGGCTATAAAGAGAGCCGAAACAGTATCGGATGAAGCCCTGCGACAGTATATCTTTGATAGTATGGACGAGGAAGGCTGTTTAGCCTGTGAGGGATGAGATGAACTTATTACAAGAAAGAGAATACTACAAACCGTTTAATTATCCGTGGGCTTTTGAACACTACAAAACCCAACAGCATATGCATTGGCTTCCAGATGAAGTCAATCTTGCGGATGATTTGCGTGATTATAGAGAGAAACTAACACCTGCTAATAAGAAACTTATAAGTCAAATCTTTAGGTTTTTTACCCAAGCAGATGTAGACGTTTGTTGTGGGTATGCAAAGCACTACTTACCTACATTCAAACAACCTGAGGTACGAATGATGTTGTCGGCTTTTGCCGCTATGGAAGCAGTACATCAGGAGGCTTATTCATTGCTTTTGGAAACGCTGGGTTTCGGTGACGAAGAGTATAAAAAATTCTTCGAACACAAAGAGATGTTAGCAAAACATGAGCACTTGAATAATTTTGGTATGGGAAGTCCGATGGATATCGCAAAGACGATGGCTATCTACTCGGCATTTACTGAGGGGGTGCAGCTATTTAGTAGTTTTGCTATCCTGTTGAACTTTCCACGCCACAACCTTATGAAAGGTATGGGTCAGATCGTCACATGGTCTGTGCGAGATGAGACATTGCATGTTGAAGGAATGTGTCAACTCTTTCGTACCTTCATAAAAGAAAATCCAGACTTATGGAATGATGATCTAAAATATGAAATCTACTGTGCAGCAGAGCGAACAGTAGAGCTAGAAGATGCTTTTATTAATCTGTGTTTTGAAAATGCGGAAGTACCCGATCTAACACCCGAAGAAATAAAAGAGTATATTCGTTATATTGCAGATCGCAGGCTTTTAGGTCTTGGACTGAAAAAAATATTTGGGAGTGAGAGCAACCCATTACCATGGTTAGATTACATGTTAAATGGTGTTGAACACACTAATTTTTTTGAAAATCGTGCTACCGAGTACTCACGAGCTAGCACAACAGGTAACTGGCAGGACATCTTTAAATGAGATTTGAATTTGAAGTAGAACAGGTAAATATTATTCTGCAAGGCTTGGGAGAACTTCCCGCAAAGCTAAGTATGAATCTTATTACTACCATACAAAAACAGGCTGAGAAACAGATGCAGCCAGAGACTCAAATGGAGGATCAGGAAGAATGAGTCGAGTTATAAAACTCTTCGCAGCAATAATAACAATTAGCTTCGCAACATCAGGTTTCGCTGATGAAATAGAAGAAATAGTAGTACAGGGAGACCTAGGCAGCTTGCCTAGTAAGGATGTTAAATCTATTTTTGGCTTTGATAAGTCAATATTAGAAACTCCTCGCTCTGCCTCTTCCGTATCAGAAGAGATGATGGATAGATTCAATATGTACGATATTGACGAGTTAGTAGCTCTAGCTCCAGGCAGTTTTACTCAGTCTTTCTTCGGGGTAGCTGGCGGCCTAGATGTTAGAGGAACTCCTGGTGAGACGTACTTTCGGGGTGTAAGGCGTCTCGACAACCCAGGAAACTACCCAACTCCCATAGGTGCATCTGATAGAGTGGACGTAGTAAGAGGCCCAGCGTCTCCAATCTACGGCCCCTCTAAAATTGGTGGATATCTTAATTTTAACCCTAAGTCTGCCCGAATCGAAGAGACGGGTCAGTTCATAGAAGAAACAGAAGGTGCTATATCTTACACTGGTGGTAGCTGGGGTAAGAGTATTGTAACCGCAGAAGTAGGTGGTAGTCTCGGGGGAGGCGAACTTGGCTACTACGTATATGGAGAGTTTGAAGACTCTGATAGTTACTACGACAACTCAGGAGTAGAACAAACTCTTCTTCAAGCATCTTTTGATGCAGATATTACCGACAATGTTCGTATACAGTTCGGGGGAATGTATCACGACTATAATGGTAATCAGGTTGCGGGATGGAATAGGATTACCCAAGACTTAATTGATAATGGAACATACATTACAGGCTCTCCTTCGTCGCTAGATGCAAATGGAGACGGTAAAATATCTCATCAGGAGTACGATACTGATGGAGATGGTTTTACAAACTTAAACCCTTTTAGATTTGATTTTTTGAGCGGAGCAGCTGGCGGAGCACTTATGCCAGGGTCACTAGAAACATTAGCTGATTTAGAGGTTTTCGTAGGAGACCTCTCTGCACTTGCACTCATTAATCCAGGGCTTACACAGCTTAGTGGAAATCAAGTTCTAGTTGACCCAGACGATCTTCTTGACAACCAAGTTACTACATTATATTTCGATATAATTATTGATTTGGGAAACGGTTGGGAGTTAAAAAACCAAACGTTTTACGAAGAGTATGAAAACTTAAATGAAAATGCTTATGGCTTTTCACAGTTTCATGATACTTGGGTAGTAGAAGATAAACTCATACTATCAAAGACGTTTGACTTTTCAAATATGTCTGCTTCTTTACAAATTTCTCCTTCTTTTCGACACACAGACTTTGCACACGGAGATGACTATACCAATGAATATTTTGGTCGTCGTGACTTAAGTCAGCCTCTCAATACAGCCCTTTCAAAGCGTATACTCGCCACACAAATTGATGATGATTACACAGAGTACCATGTTGGTAAGTATACTAACTTGGGATTTGCAGTAATGACGGATCTTGTGTGGGACAATGGCTTAGGTATTCTTGCGGGAGTACGTTATGATACCATTGACATGGAGAGTAGTCAGCCAGAAGATAAATTGCTTTTTGCAAGCTCTAACAACTTCTGCCCTGTGCCTGGATGTGCTGATTTAGAAGCGGAGGATAGTGTAAACGGTATCTCATGGACTTTCAGTCTGACATATGACTCTCCGATAGGGCTTGTTCCTTATCTCACCGCATCTACACAGTCAACTATGATTGTTGGGCAAGGTGCAGAAGTTACGGTAAAGAATATTCTTCGAGATCGTGCTTTTGACGAGTCAGAGCTTCTTGAGGCAGGAATAAAAGGAAGTTTTTTAGATGATAGTTTATATTTCGCTGTTTCAGTATATGAACAGGAACGTGTAGATTTTTCCGCACAATCAATAGTAACAAACCAAGCCACAAAAACCAAAGGCTCCGAGCTTGAGGTACGATGGGTTGTTACTGAGAAACTACTTATGACGCTTGGGTACTCCAACATCGAAGTAATAAATCTAAACACTTTAGATGACGGTTATCGCTTTAGCTTCATAGGATGTGAAGATTTACCTAACATTCCTTGTAGTGCGTTGCTTGGTGGACAGATCGGAGGTAACGTTTCAGCAGTACCAAGTGGTAGTAGGCGGTCAGGTATGCCAGAGAATATTATATCCCTTACAGGAACATATGACTTTGGAAATGGGCTAACTGTAAATGGAAGTGTAATTGATGTAGAAGAAACCTTTTCAGGGTTTTCAAACAGTATTGAACTGCCTGCATATACACTTGTAAATTTTGGTGTTGCCTATACAAGAAACAACTGGACACTTAGTGTCAACGGAAAGAATTTGACGAACGAAAGATATTTTCGTGCAAACTTTCCTAACCTCTTTGGAAGCACAATCGTGCTACCAGAACTTCCTCGAAACTATACGGCTAGACTGCAGTATAACTTCTAATAAAAAGGGGCGAAAGCCCCTTTTTTATAATGTTGGTTTCGTATCAGGAAAGTCTGATGTACTTGGCCAATCTCTTAATTTAGTTCTATAAGCTAATAACTCTGTTTTTTTAGGATAATCTGTAAGCAAAGATAAAGTATCTGTTCTATCTAACTCTGAATCTCTCCATTGTCTTGCTTCAAATTCCTGTTCTGTTTTTACTTCTTCTGAAGTAGGTGTAGGTTCAGGTACAACTTCACAAGTTGAATCAGGAAAAGCTTTTTTAGCAAATTCTAAAGAACCTACAATATTATTACTTACACCATCTTTTGTTACTTTTATAATTGCCATATTAAGATCCTATACTAAGTGGAAAGATGATTACTGCCCCTATACCACCTACGCCTCCATAACCGTTTGCTGTACTGCCAGACCTAGTTCCTCCAGCACCTCCACCGCCTCCTAAAGAAGCATTGCCGCCATAACACTGTGCTGAACCACAAAAACCATATCCTCCATGAAAAGCAGGGGCAACCGAACCAGAAAAACCATTACTGCCGTCATAATATCCATAATAATTTTGTGGTGCGCCTGTAAGCCTTAACTGAGGAATACCATATTGGAGTGTGCTGTTACTATAATAATTACCTCTTGGCAACACTCCATAGTGTTCAACTGCTGAAACATTCATTCCAAAAGGTGAAATAGTGGGTATGGCTTTTGCTGAGTTTCCTCCATAATAAGAATTATTATTTAAAATTTCATCTCCTGCAAAAGTTCCAAGATCATAATTAGGATTTCCTCCTGCTAAAAATCTATTTAAATCTGAATTTCCTAATCCAACAGCCGCATTATTGCCTGTCGCCCAAAGACCAACTGCACCTCCTCCTGATCTGACGCTATTAGGAGATCCTGCAACAATGCCTGAACATTCTCCTCCTTGGCCTCCTGTAAAATTAGCGATTGTACCTCCTGTCGCTGTTCCTCCTGAAGCTCCTGCTAAAGTTCCCATAGATTCATACTCGCCACGAACTCCTCCGCTTCCACCATTACCTGTCATAGTTGAAATACCACTACCTGAAAAAGAAGTAGCTCCTCCATCAACTCCAACAGTATAGGTGTCGGCACTTGTAGCACTTACTTGTGTGCCTCCTGCACCAATCGTAATTGTGTAGGCAGTGCCACTAGAAAGAGTTAGTTTAGAAATTGCACATCCTCCAGCACCTCCACCAGAAAGAAAGTCATGTTGATTGTTACCAGCGCAACCTGATCCACCTCCTCCAATTACATACACGTATGCTTCCATATCATAAGAAGGAGTCCAAGATTGAGAACCTAAAAAAGATATAGTGGGAGTAATGCCTCCACCGCCACCGCCTGCTGCTGCTCCTAATACTGCCATAATTAAATCTCGAACCAACCAATAGTGTCATCTACATATACAAGTTGAACACTATTGCCCTGAGGTAAAGTACCGTCCTCTGCTGCACTATTTATTTTTTGACTTCCGTTTCTTCCGATTGTCACAGTTCCTGCTCCTGCATTACATATAATTACTGTAGCTCCTGCTGATCCTGAAGGAAGTGTAATAGTAAAAGCACTTCCGCTGTTTGCTATAAGCTGATCTTTGTCTACTGCAGTATACGTTCCTGTTTTTACTGCCCAGTCTGTGTAGGGTCTTCCAGTATCCGCAGTTATTGAGGCAAAAGACATAGTACCAGAACCATTTGTTTTCAAAAACTGCCCATTCGAACCATCAGTTACATTTAAACGTGCAATATCTACAGAGTTATCGGCTATTGTATCAGCAGTAACTTTATCATCAGCAATTGCATAACCAGTGCTAGCTAAGTTTGCGAGTCTCCGTGCCTTTGAAAATGCCATCTATCTCTCCTATGAAGGCTTGACTGGCCAGTCATTCTCGCCAGAGCCATCTGGGGCAGGTATTTTTAAGTAAGGCCAGTTGCTGTGTTTTGTAATATCTCGAAGCGCTTGTCTATAAGTTTTCCAAGCATCTGTCATAGTTACATCACTATTTGCCATCCAATCTGTTTCTGCTAGTCTTCTGTTTCGCTCGGCTCTCGTTGATTCTGCACTTGCATTATCTCTTGCTGTTTGCGCTGCTGCTTTCTGACTGTCATCGAGCGCTTCTATCTTATGAAGATAAACTACACCATCCTCTATGTATGGGTCTACGCTTGTGCTTTTTTCAGTAAGTCCATTGTATGGTCGAAAGATAGTAACAGGCATAACTGAATTTTCTGACATCCAATCAGAAGTTGGACCAGATGTAGGAAAAGAAACATTTGGAAAGAGAGTCATATGTTCTCCAACAGCTTCGACTTTGTTATCTTTAATTTTTGCTATTTGCATTTCTTATCTCCTAATTATTTAGAAATTCTTCTGTGGGTGCCGTAAAGTTAGAGGTATATCTAGCTTTTCCGACAGTAATACGTAACTCGTCTATATAACCCACATATTCTCCACCCTGCAGACCGTCTCCCCTATACCTTCCTACCAGATGGTCCTCTGTGTTAAGATTATTTGTGTAACTTGCTGCAGTTGACCCTTCCTGAGTACCGTCTACAAACAGTCTAAGATTATTCGACGTATCTCTAGTTACTGCAACATGATGCCAGTTGTTATCCGCAATATTTGATGTGCCAGTAATATTTAAGGCATTAGTATAAACCGCTAAATTCGTAGTCGTTCCGTAACCTGTGCCGTTTCCTGTGTTTATGAAAAGCTCTAAAATGTTATTCGAAACTTGCCCTGTACCAGTTTTAAAAGGTCTACGATAGGCTACTCCATCTTGTGAAGACGTATTCGTTTTCATAAAAAATTCAATCGTAAAAGGAGCAGTTCCGATTGGAACAGTAGTATCGTTTATAATAAGCATTCCGTTTCCGCTATTACCAAAATTTACGCTTGATGTTCCAAATTTTTTTACAGATGTACTTAGACTCGTATTAGCACCATGTCTGTGCATATTTGCAGTTGCAGAGTGATCAAATAAATCAGCGTCTGTCATATTTAATAAAAGTTTTGTATAACTACCTTTTGTAAGAGGTGCTGTCGGAACAGTAAGAGTCGCTGAATTTGAGTAAGGATTATAGTTATTTCCTGTTGTAACTCTTAAATCTGAAATATAGCCACCGTAGTAAAAGAAACTCGCATAAGAAGGACTATTGCCAATTCTTACTCCTGTCGCACTAGAACTATAATTTGGATTATTTTGTCCATTATAAATTCGTGTTCCATTTAAGTACCAATTTTGATAGCCACTTGTTACTTGAAAAACACAGTGATTCCATGTAAAAGGTTTAAGTATATGATCATTAGACGCAGAGTATGAACCGCCAGTAGTGGTGTTATAGTCTGAAAATCCTGCTACTGCTTCGTTTCCACCTCCATCTGTATACGCCCAGTATTGATTTACTCCTTTTGTTGCAAACCACATAGCCCAAGAATTACTAAAAGAAGTCTGAGTGGGGTAGAGCCACGCTTCAATACAATGGTCTGATGTACCAAAATCAAAATCAGTTGCATCATCAACTTCTAAGTAACAATTTGCACTTTGGTTAAATTCAGCCGAACCTCCATGTGTTGCTGCAGTATATGCCGCAGAATTTGCAAAGGGCGAAAAAGGCGACACTTTAACTGTGCTCTTCATAGTTAGAGTTTTAGTGCTATTAGTATTGTTATCTTTAATTCTATTCGACTGACAAGTAAGAAGTTTTGTGTTTGTATCTTGATAAACAGCAGGACTTGTTGGAACAGTAAAAGTTGAAGAATATAAAGCCGTGCCTTTAGTAACTCTAAGGCCACTGATATATCCTTCAAAACACGCTTCTGTTTCTATACCACTACTGTCTTCGACAATATTTCCAATACAAAATGTTTGATTTCCTCCTGCACTAATATTAGTTGAGGTATAAGACGTATTTGTTGCATCTAAATTACCGTTTACAAATAATTTAAAGTTACCTGAACTATCCCTCACACAAGCGATGTGAGTCCATTGATTCATTGGAGTTGCACTTGCTGATACACAAGTTCTTCCTCCTGCTGCATAAACACAAAATGCTATTTTGTCGCTTGATGCCGTATCATTTACAACAAGACCTATTGCGTCATTGTTATTCCAAAAAGGCCCAACATGCCATACTCTGCTATAAGGATTGGTATCAGCGGTAACATATACCCAACACTCTATCGTAAACGCTCCTGTTCCAAACGCAAAATCTGCTGACGAAGCAATCTTAAGTTTATTTGTAGTTCCACCTACTGGCCAGTTCCAGCCCCACTTTCCTTCATCTTTGCTAAAGGGACTAAAGCTTCCTAATCTAGGATGGACTGAACCTTTTACAACTGTATGATTTTCATTTGAGCTGTCGGTGAATGTTGCGTTTTGCCCACCACCAGAGCCATTAAAGTGGTAGAGAGCTGTAACTAAGTTAAAATCGTCATCTCTTTCTACTGGGCTTCCACCTCCACCTGCTAGTACTCGTACTGTCATTATCCTAAGTCCTGTCCCACTGTGATTCCATAGTAGTTTGATCCACCATCTACAGTTAAAAATACAAATATATCAACATCTCCACTACCTGTAGAAATTGTAGGAGCTGTTGCTGATGCCCAGTCAACTGTGCCTGGCCATGTAATTGTTCTTGCGCTGCTGTCTTGCACTACTTTAAGTATAAATACCGCAAGTTTTCCTGATGCAGGAGGATTTGAAAAAGTATATGTTACATTCTCAGATAGTGTATGTGTAAAGCTGTCTCCCAATCTCAAGTTTATAGTTGCCGCATTCGAAGAAGATGTTATTGCTGTAGAGACTCCTGCAGTACCCCCAGGCAGAAGTGTGACATTATTTGCATCTGTTCCTACTATCTTGCCTGTTACAGTAGGTAATGTGAGAGTTACGTTTCCACTATAATCACTGTGTGCGGGCGACTGCAACTGAACATAATGAGCATTACTTGACTCACAGTACAGTTTGATATTTGAAACAGCGCCGCTATTTTTGATTCCAATAGATCCTGACTCTATATCTATTCCATTTGTTCCATCGATGCGAACAACTCCAGACCCATTGGGAGTAAGAAGTATATTTCCGTTTGATACACTTACAATATCTTGACCATTTACATCTAAACTTCCACCAAGTTGTGGAGTAGTATCACTTGAAAGTTCTCCTACTATACTCGTTCCTGGTTGTGTTCCTATAAAAGACGCCATTATGTTATCTCCATTAATCCGAGAGTCGCATCAAGTGCAGATCCTGTACCTGCCTTCACTCGTAAAACATCAGTTGTTTCAAGAATATACTTTTGCCCTGATAAAACTTCAAGTGTTGTTCTTGCTGGTATTTGAACAGTATCAAGAACTTGAAAGTCGTTATTTGAATCGGATGTATCTTGCATCTGAACTGTAACAGTAATAGCGCTCGCTGTTTTGTTACAAAGAGCCAGACCAAGAATCACTGTAGTTGTAGCCGAAGGACAAGTATATAAGTCAACAAAACTTGAGTTACTTACGTTTGCCGCAAAAGCGTTTTTAAATGTATTTGCCATAATTTATCCTAATGCGATTGCCAAAGCTGTGGCATCGTCTACTGTTGCGAAAGCACTTGTTTGAGCAGCAGTAAAAGTATAGTCTCCTTTATCTACTGTGAGAACGTCATCTGCTGCGGCTCCGTTTGTTAAAACTATCGAGGTACCGTTTGTTGCTGTGTAGTCTACTCCATTATCTAATAGTATTCCATTTAAAAATACAAGTATTGAACCAGGAACATAAGTAATTGAGTATGTAGTCTGATTAGAAGTAGACACAAACTCTGTTATATTACTCGTACTTGCATTTAGAGTAATACTTGATACTGTTCCTATTACTGGTGATGTCGACATATTTTATTCCTATAATGTTGGCTTGGTATCAGGAAAGTCTTCCGTTGAAGGCCAATCTCTTAGTTTTTGGCGATAGGTTTTATATTTTGCATGATCTGGATGATCTTGAATTGTTGAGATGAAATCAGTCTGTTGCAGCTCACTGTCTCTCCATTGTCTTGAAACAGTTTTTCTTTCATCCAGTTCTGGAGTTTGAGGCAAATTGAATTGATATTCTTTGACCATTCCAGAGTCATAAGTATCTCTGATCCAATCACCATGAACAGGCTCATTGTCAGGATTTGTTATATTTTCTCGCTTCATTTTACACTACCCCTAACGTCTGATATTGAACGTATGCCGCGTTGTAGTCATTGAAAGTCAAAACGCTAGATACATAATCTTCAAACTTAAAACTTGATTCTGCATATAGTGTTGGCATACCGTCTTGAAATGTATAGATCGGCTGTTCTGCGGTGTCGTAAAAATATCTTGGATAATGAACATTATTTACCCCTGTAGCACCATATGGGTAAAATCTTCCAATGGCCCCGTTTGTCGTGCTTTGCGAAGGATTATATAAACTGCCTAAACAAAGCCTACCTTCAAAAGCATTTGCATCTATGATGTATTGCTTTCCATCTACTGTGATCCTGAATCTATGATCGGTAGAACCACTGTTAGAATATCGTCCAAGCATGACTCCAATGATTATTGGATTACTTAAGTTCGTTAAATTGAGAACTGTTACATAAGAATCAAGCGTGTTTGAATTTACAGTGTCGCCGCCATAATAACCCCAATAGGTTGTCCAAGTTCCCCCTGATTGTGAAGTAGAGTTGGAGCTTGTCACAAGATAAGGATTCTGGCCGCTATAACTACGCCAAATAGGTAGCTTCGTCGGGTCTTTTGTCAAGTTCGGGAATGGTAGAGCCTCTTCCTTTTTAGTTTTAGTTAATCCAGCCATTATTCATCATGCCCCATCATTATCGCGTTTACTGAAGCCGCAGAGCTATACGCGATTATATAATCATTAGCTTCCGCCACCACGGGAGCAAAAGTCATAGAGCTAGTAGCGGCAAGAGGCTCATCATATAAAATATATCTTGCATCTTGAAAGGTTGCGCTACTTGTTCCTAATCCTAGCCGAATCGTTACTTCGCTTGCTCCTCTATTGCAAATCGTAACTGAAAACGTACCTCCGCTCGACCCTGCCTGTCCTACGTTTGCCGCTGTAGTTGCGGATAAGTCTACACCATCTGCTTTAACTGCCATTATAATAATCCCATAAAGAAGGTTTCACTTCTACTTGTACCACTTGAAGGAGGGTCTGTAAAAGATAAAGTCCCGCTTCCATTTGTTTTAAGTAATTGTCCATTTGAGCCATCAGCCGCTGGTAGTTCCAGGGTATAGCTAGATCCTATAGTAGAAGGAGCTTCTAAAGCAACAAACTGTCCTCCACTAGCATCTTGTAGCCTAAGATCGCCTTCGGCTGTAATATCTACTTGGGTAAAACTTGCTGCTGCTCCTGGTATACTCACAGTTACAAAGCTCAGATTACCTGCACCATCTGTTTTTAGAACTTGACCGTTTGAGCCGTCAGATACATTTAACCGAGCGATATCTACGGAGTTATCTGCGATCTTTGCTGCTGTTACTGCATCGTCTGCTAAGTCATCTGCTACGATTGTACCATCTACTATCTTTGCTGATGTTACTGTGTTGTCACCTGGTATTATACTTGAAGTGCCATTTATCAATAAGTTTGTAGGGCGATACTGGTATACATAAATAAAACTTGCACTTTCAACATACACAATCGGCTGAGATATGCTTGGCTCAGTAGTAACAAGCCCTCCCGCCGCATCAGCACTTAAGTAGTACCATTGTCCAACTGTAAGTCCATGCGACGATAGCTCAAATCTTCCTGACTGTGCAATCGTAAAAGTGTTGGTATCCGCAACTTTTGTTACGATTCCAAGTGCAAGAGTAGATGTTGCATTTGCCTGAGCTTTTACCCAGCTTGATCCATTATGCCGAATCGCGTCCTTTACTGCAAACCCGTGGCTACTCTGAGTAATGTCAGAAGTGGAACCGCCACCTCCACCTATCTCAATTATATTGTTTGAGTTATCTCTAACATATAATTTTCTGTCTGCGGTGTTAATTGCAATTTCACCCTCTACAATATCAGAGGTAGTAGGAGCGCCTGCAGTAAACTTCCGCTTTGGCTTAATTACCATTGCCATTGCTATCTCCTATTATGAATAAGTTCCGCCATCTATAGTATTTGACCATGAAATTGTGTCGCTTGATTGACTGTAAAGTAAAATTTTATCTGTTGATCCACCCCCATCAAGAGCTGATAAAGTATCTGCTGAGTTTGCAACAAGTACGGAGCCTTTTGCGACTGCTGAAAGTCCCGTACCACCATCTGCTACCGCAAGATCAGTAATACCAGTTATAGAACCGCCCGTTATCGTTACACTCGAATCCTCAAGGTGTGCCACAAGAGTGGCTATTGCATATCCTGTTCCTGACGTATCTACTGTAGTGCTTGGCTCTGCCTGCAAGTTTTTAAATAGTTTCCACTTTTCATCGTTTGCATCACGGAAAAAACCCGCATATTCATCTTGAGAGCCTGAGTCATCATATAGTCCATAAAATCCAATATCAACTGCGTCAGATGAACTATTATCTTTTGCAAGTTTTAACAAAGGATCTGTAACTACTACGGTGCTAGAAGACACGGTAGTAGTTGTGCCTGCTACTGTCAGGTTTCCAGAAATTGTTACATTTGTAGGCAATCCAATCTGAATTTGGTTATTTGAGACAGTAGTTTCAATTTCATTTGCTGTACCAGCAAAAGTAAGTGTCTCTCCTGTGTTAAACGTATCATTCGACCCACTATCTGCTGCAAGTGTAAAACTTGTAGATATTGCAGAGAAAGATAAATTACCAGAACCATCTGTAGTTAGAAACTGTCCATTAGTCACTGTACCAGGAAGTGTATAAGTTATGTCTCCTGCTAAAGATGCTGGAGAAATTATTGTTATGGCATTTGTTCCATTCGCCGACGCCTCGAAAAGCTCGATCTTTCCTGCGTTGCTAGAGTTTCCTATCTTAAGTTCATCTATCTTTTTGTTTGAGTCTACGAGTATGGCACTACTAGCAGTTACAGTACCTGCCGTGTGGTCGAGCATATCCATAAAAATAGATCCGCCAATAATCTCTGGCGTGTTTCCACCACCATTTACGTGACCAATTGCAAGACGCTTTCCATAAGTTCCACCAGACCCATAGGCATAAAATAGCTCTCCCTGTTCTACAGAGGTATCTTTGCCTGTACCTGTAGTACGTTTGATTTTAATTGTTTGAGACATTTATTGCTCCGAATATCCTAGTAGGATCCTGCGTCTATTGTGTCGGAGTCGGGCGAGATGTTTCCTACCATTATAGGAACCCATGCAAAATTCCCAGTGCTCGTCTCTCTATAGACTTTTAATTGGTCGTCGTCGGTGTCATACCATGTATCCCCCTCTTGTACATTTGTAGTTGGAGTAGAGGTACCTCTAAAATCTTGATCTGCTAACTCCTCTAAAGCATCTTGTAATGTGCTAGAAGTTATTGTATTATAAGGAGTTACAGTTACATTGCTTGCAGCAATCTGCCCAGGTGCATTTATAGGTATAGCTAATGTATATGCCTGAACCTCGGTAACATCATCTGTAATAGACACCTCAAGATTATCTCCTGATACAGAAACTGAAGTAACATCTTCTGTGATTTCAAGAGTAGTCTGTGTGCTCATCTTGTTACCTCTGGAGTTATAGTTGCATCTCCTTGTAGTATTCTTTTCACAATACCGTCTCCAGAAGTAAAAATTTCTAAATCATAAACATATTGTCCTGCCGATATAGCAGAACTGGTTGAGGCAGAGAGTTCCATTTTTAATGCACCTTCAGCAGCATTTGTCTTTGTAACAGTAAAAGCTGCAGAAGCTGAACTAGCATCAACAGACGTACGCAGCTGTGCCCGACCTGTGTAGTTGGTCAAGTTTAAAGCTGTTCCTCCTTGCTTAATGACCAAGTCTAAGGCAAAGTCGGAGCCTTGGTCGATCACTAAGTTATATGTTCCTGCGCTCATGTATTTTCTCCATTTTGAAATTATATCTCAAAGGACCTGTTTAGTCAAGTTTTATTTTTTGGTGGTTACGTAGTTAGCTTACCTATGAGTACTCTAGTAGTAGTGCCATCTTTTATCAGAATTTGCTTTGTTGCAGAATTTAACTCAATAGATCCTGCATCTTCTGAGGATACAATAATCCTACCTCCTGAAATTGTTACTTCGTCTGTAAAAGCTCCTTGTACTTGAGCAGAGTGATTTCCATCCTCTACGTTTGGAAGCCCGACATCAGATTTAGTAGTATTTGCATTTAAAGTGTTAGTTGTCGTTAAAGTTGTTCCCCCAA